TTTACTTCTAACATTTTTCTCTCCTTAAAAGTGGGGGCCGTAGCCCCCGTTGATTACCAAGGTTCGCCGTGGTCTTCTGCTAAATGCTCGTAGCGGTTCTCCCACCACTCTTCGGCTGCGCGGTCAGCGGCCATTTCCGATTGATACACGCTTTCAGCTTCATACCATTCTTCTAAACGCTCTTGGCGTTCTTCTACTGCTTTACGTATAGCTGCAAGCATATCTGAACGCGCTTTATGACGTAGCTCTATCTCTGCATTTACGTTGTCAGCTCGTAGCGTGCAAACATATGATTTTTCCATTGGAAAATCTGACATCATTCCGACATTGCGCTCTTCGCCGTGTCCGTCGGATAGCATGATGTCCCAAGCTGGGACACCTTTTGCTACTCTAACTGCTTTTAATTGAATACCTGACATTATCTTCTCTCCTATTAAGGTGTATAAAAAACAACCATTGAACCGTCTTCTGGCGATCCATTTAAGCCCCAATATAATTCGTCTAACGCATGATACGCTTGGCGTGTTTCTTCTGAAACATTATCCAAGCCACGACGATCAATCACTGACTGCAAGTGTTCGATTGCTTTACTAACCCGTGATTCTAAAGATTTACCTGACATTTTTTATCTCCTTTAAAACTCTATACTGTTAACTTAATGTTAACACCTATGAATATCAACCCCCTAAAAGCATTTATTTTAATTATTTTTAAAATATGTTAAAAAGGTAAAAAATGGAGTTTATCTATGGAAAATATGCGTCTGCCTATAGCCCTTGTGGGTGTATTAGCTATGCAGCTCGCCGGAGGCGTGTGGTGGGTGAGCCAACAGGCTGCAACTATAGAAACACTCACAGAAGACATTGAGGTACTCACAGCGGCTAACGACGCCTCTGAGAAGACTAATTTAATTCGAGATGTAGAGCAAAACAGCGAAAACATTGAAGAAATGATAGATGTACTTGTTGAATGGCAAGAAGAATTTGAAGAGGCCGACGAAGAATTATGGGATGAGGTAGACAATATGGTTAACTACTTCACTCAATTGGTTCAGTTGCAATCGAGAGTTAAAACGCTTGAGAATACATTAGAATACTTAACTAGAACTCCTAACTTTTCAGATGGTAGATGATAGAACCGGCATCAGCTATAGCATTAGCCACGGCTGCTTTTTCTGGCATCAAGCGTGCCGTAAGTGCCGGGAAGGAAATTAGTGAGCTAGGCAAAGACCTGTCATCGTTTGGTAAAGCTATTTCCGACTTAGATTATTTAGGCAACAAGGCCAAAGATCCACCGCTGTGGAAAAAGGTTAGCCCTAATTTTGACACCTCAGCCGTAGAGATATGGGCGGCACAAGAGAAGGCTAGATCCATGCGCTCCGAGCTCAAGGATTATATCAGTCTATATTATGGACCCTCGGCTTGGGAAAGTATTGTCGCCATTGAGGCAGAGCAAAGAAAGATGCAGAAAGAGGCTGTCTATAAGCGCCAAGAAAAGATCGACAACTTAATAAACTGGGTTGTAGGTATCGCTATTATCATGGTTGGATTTGTATTGTTTGGTGGCATAATATATATAATAGGCAAATCTAAGGGTCAGTGGTGATGGTATACGTTTTAATCTTTTTGCATTTTGTGAACACAGATAATCTTAGGCATTATCAAATAGGATCCTACGGCGATTTAGAAAGCTGTGAAATTGAAAAAGAAAAAGCTGGGATTATGGTGACGCATTCAAGTATGGCCCTGACGTGCCTCCCCGTAAATCCACAACAATAGAGGAGCGTAATGGCAAGTTTGCAGCTTACGATAAACACGGTAAACTGCTAATACTGAGCCACAGCTCAAAAGTAGTAAAAGGGTATGTAGATGGACAAGGAAGAAAGAGAAGCTTGGGACCTCAACGGAAACGGGGTCATAGATCCTGACGAGCGTGAATTACTCTTAGATAACAAAAAAAGAGAAATTGAAGACATGGATCACAAGCGCAACGCGCAGTTAAAGATGACATGGGTGGCTATCAGTGGCCTCATTTTCTATCCGCTTGGTATTGTTGCAGCGTCTATCGCCGGGTACGATACAGCCGCCGAATTAATCGCTGACATTGCAAATATATATATTGTCAGTGTCTCGGCTTTAGTTGGCGCGTACTTTGGTTTCACAAACATGGGAAATAAAAAATGATAGGTATACTTTCAAGCGTAGCAAATTTGGCTACGACATTTATTGATAGCAAGGCTAAGATAAAACAAGCTGAGGCAGAGACAAAGATGAAGCTGGCTACCGGTGAAATTAGCTGGGAGCAGGCAGCGATAGAGGCCAGCGCAGATAGCTGGAAAGACGAGGCGTGGACCCTATGCTTCATTGCCATAGTGCTAGGCAGCTTCGTGCCTTGGCTACAGCCTTACATGAAGCAGGGCTTTGAGAATTTGCAGGCTGCACCCCAGTGGTTTTCGTGGGCCATGTATGCCTCAATCGCCGCGAGCTTTGGAATACGTACAATGAAAGGACTTAAAAAATGAGTTTTAAATTAAGCAGACGCAGCCTAGACAAGCTGGAGGGTGTAGATGAGGATCTGCAAGCCGTCGTTAAAATGGCTATTACATTATCAAAAGTAGACTTTGGCGTCATTCAAGGCATGAGAACTCTCGAACAGCAAAAAGAGCTTGTAGCCTCCGGGGCCAGCCAAACGTTAAAATCTAAACACTTAGATGGTAAGGCTGTCGATCTTATGGCATACGTCAACGGACGCGCTTGCTGGGAGCTTAATGTGTATGATGACATAGCTGACGCTATGAAAGAAGCGGCCATACAGATAGGCGTTCCTATTTGTTGGGGAGCTGCATGGGGTACGCCTCAAGCTAAATATCCAATGGATATTCGTAAGTGGGAAGGCACAATGGAAGAGGCTATGAATGCATACATAGATCTCAGAAGATCTCAATCCAGACGACCCTTCATTGATGGCCCTCACTTCGAAAAGATAGACTAAGTAGGCCAGTACTGAGGTAGCTTATCTTTAAACTTTCTACGCATTCCATTTTTATAAAAGAAGCTTTGTTGTCCATTTAATAGAGTTTTATTAACCAGTTCATCACTGTAAATATGTTTTAATTTTACTTTACGGTCTGATAGCGGAACAAGATGAGCTATAGTTTCTTGAAATTTTATATCAATCGTGCGGTGAGTGTTCCTTGGATAATAAGCAAAAATGTTGCACTGACGATTGTGGTAAAAATCTAAAACTCCTGTTGGGATTTTAAAATCAATAAAATTAAATGGAGTGTTTGTTAAAACAAATGAAACTCGTTCTTTACATCTTATAAAGTAAGGCGGCCTTAATTTAATAATTTCAAAATTTTTCTTGTTGTTAAAACCTTTTGCTTGAGAGCTGTGATCATCAAACAAAATTTCTTGAGAACCTTTAAAATCTATACCTTCAGGCATAATATCTATTTTTAGATCGCACCACATTTTGAGGTCTATAGCTCTCTTATTCATTTCAATTAAGCCATAACATGACCCAATATTTATAGGCTCGTCTTTTTTATCAGACATATAGGGCTTTTTGTTTGCATGAGTGTTAGAAACAAGATGAATATCTTGATACATCTCAGGCATAATAACTTCTAATACTATAGGCTTTTTAAACATTTTTTCTCCACACTTCGAACTTTTAGGTTAAGTATCTGCCTCAGGCCGTATCTTTGGTCTAGGTATAGGTTTACTAATTTTATCTGATTTTTTACAAAGCATCGCTTCTGCATTTAATCGTATGTAAAGTGGTCCGTTATCTATCATTGCCTCTAAACATTTCTTTTCGCTTTCGTACCAAATCACGCTGTAAACATTCGTATTGGCGACAGTATAATAAATAAAAAGTCCAGTAATAAATTCCATTGTTTCAACTCCTCTTTCTGTTAGACAGAAGTTCGCGGCGGCGACGTTGTAATACTCCGGGTGTATTGTAACACATAATCGCCGCCGCACGAATTACCTAGGTAATCCGTATCTGTTTTTCACTTGTAATACTGCCTGCCTCGAACAACCTAGCACCTGACCACACTCTTTCGGTGTGAGGCCCTTTTGTAAAAGTAGATTAACTTTTTTGGCTTTTTCTGAAAGCTCTAATTTTATTTCAAGTTCCTCTATATCTTCTACCGGTTTATTTTTTGTAAAGTTCTCAGCCATAGCATTGCTTGGCTGGTAACAGTTTCTTTTTTCACGCTGGTCCTTACGCTCCTTGACGCGCAATCCTTCCCAAGCTTTACGGTATGCATTTTCATACATTTCTCTTGTTAAGTTACTTTTCACCAAGCTTCCTCCTCAACATATCAAGTAGTGTAAGCATTTCACCGCTATGATGCACGTTAGGGCTACCGCTACGTTTTTGATCATCTCTGACGATCTCAATTTTTCTCTGTAATCTTTTGAGAATTTTTTCTACATCTTCATTCATGATCATACTCCTGATGCTGCAATTGCCATTTCATATATTAACCATACCATAACCAGTAAGAATAATATTGCGCTATCTGATCTAGTCATTTTAGTTCTCCATTTTGTTACTATACCGTAGACATAAAGTTAACAAAAGATAAACGCAAGAAAAAAAATGCCCCACTCGAGGATGGGGCATAGTTTGGGAGAACAGTAAATGTATTAACTGCGGTGATTAATTGTTAGCACGAAGCAATTTGCATTACAACTTTAACTGATTTAAAATGTTTTAAAATATGGAGGGAACCATGCTTACTACTGAACAAAACGAACTAATCAAACAATTATCTCAAGCTCACAGAATACCTAACCCAATTGCTTTATTTAAGTTTTGCGAAGAGGCGGCTGAATTAATTGTAGAGCTTGATAAAAAACTAGACCAGTCCCAGGCAAAAAGACCAAAGAAATCAAAGACTTAGTCAGGTATTGTTAAAAGCCCACCAGTCGATCTAAGTAGCTGCTCTTGCATAATTTTAGTTATTGCATCCTGTGATCCCATAGGAAGTAGATCTTGCTGACTTCTGGCAATGTATCCCGGGATAAAATCTCTTACGGCTTGAGCAATACCACCAACATCTCGACGGCTACCAGCGGCCACTGTCGGCAGTGGTGCAAGCACTTCTGACGCTGCCCTTGATATTTCTGCTAAGTCTGTTCCTCTAAGTCTGGTAGTGGCTGTGACGCCTTCTCTATTCTTAATAGCGGTATCTAATGCATTTGGAGTAATTATGCCGCTGGCAGCGTCAGTACCTTTACCAGAGACTGCCTTCTCAGCCGTTAACAGGGCTCTATAATCGCTACGTGTTTTTTGCAACGTCGGTAAAAGTTTAGGGTTATACTTTAACACGTTACGCTCGATCATATCGTCAATAACTTCTAAAACATCGTTGGCTAAATCATAATTAACATCGTCGGCAGATCTAAGAGATGACTTCATTACTTTTCGTAAATTTTCTCTAGCTAATTTAAGTTGTGCATAAGAAATTGCATCTCCTGTTACAGCGCTATTAGAAAATTCGTCTATTATCTTTTTAGTTTTTCCAACTATATTTCCTATGGAAAGCATTTCATTTGCATCGTCAAATAATCTTAAAAGTTTTTCACCTTCAGTTATGTCAAAACCTTCTTTTACAGATGCCTCTGCATCATCAAAAACTTTACCAAGCTCTTTAGCTCTTTTTTCAATTACATTTGGAGTTGCAAGACCGTCCTCTATCCCAGCTCTCTGCAATACCATTTTTGTTAAGTCTGTTTTCTGGGTAAGTGTAGGCTCAACAACATCCTCTAATTTTTGCAAAGTTGCAGATCCTATTTGCTGTCCAGCGGAAATATTTCCCATTCCCATTTGTTTTAATAGATCTACGTTTGCGGCTCTCTGTGAGCCCTGCACATTGCCGTAAATTTGATCGGCGGGGCCAAGGGTCATTCTTCTACTGATTGACTGCGTGACGGGGGCGGTAACGGCTGGTGTTCCTAATGCCGCTGCAAATCTAGCTAAACTTTCATACTCAGGTGCATACTTTCTAGCAGTCTGTCCGGCAAGCTCACTAGATGCTCCCGGGATAAGACTTGAAACAATAGATCTAACTGGCCCACCGATTGGTAACGCCGCTGCGCCTCCAGCAAATTCCATTATTGTTCCAGCATATTCTCCGGGGACAGTTTGAGGTTCATACTCAGTGGCTCCTCCGGTAAGGTTTGAAATGCCCTGTCTGATGCTTGGCATATTTTCTTTATTTGGCAATAAACCGGCAGGGCCAAATAATCGAGCAAAATCTTTCATAACTTTTGAGTTATTTTTTAATTTTTCACCATCCATACCCAGAAGCTTCATAAGCTGTATAGCTCCATCAATACCAACTTCCTGTGCATAAGGTAATATATTAGCGACGAAGTCTAAGGCTGCTCCAGCTCCAGCTCCGGCCTTCGGTAGAGATTTAATAACGTCATCTATTTCAGATGGAGTTTGCGCTGCTTCTATACTAGCTTTTCTTGCTTTTAATTGTTCGTATTCTGCATCTAATATAGACGCTTCTTCTATAGCCTGATCTGATCCATCAGCTAATGCTGCTCTTATAGCTTTTTCGTATTGAGCTAATAATTCGTCTAAGTTTTCGTTTTCCATCTATTAGCCTTCGTTACCAGTTCTAGACCATTTTTTAAGAAGCCTATTTTTTTCACTTTCTCGATCTGCATATGCCGGATTTTTTCTTAAAGCTTCATTAAAAACTCTTTTTGTTTCTTCTAATGCGGCTCTTATATCTTCCTCGCTACCGCCTATAGAATTTCTAACTCTACTTTTTGCAGCGGTTGCAGCTTTACCCTCTATATCTGTAATTGGGCCGCCACCTTTTAATGCTTGGTAAGCATCAACAAAATTTAATCCTTCTAATTGTTTTAGCATACTCTCAATATTCTGATATTTCTTTGCCAACCCAAAAGGTTCAAAAATACTATTCATGAAATTTTTAACGCCAGCGACTTGAGATAAATCAGCGTCCAATAAGCTATCAACTAAATTTATTTGTGTTTGAGTATCTGTAACCGACTTTATATCCCCTTCGGCTTTATCTAATTGCTTATAAAGATTTTCAATTTGCATTTTTACAAATGGCTCCATAGATGGAGCAACAGCTAATATATTTGTTAAGTCTGCAATCGCAGCTCGTATTTGATCTGGATCTGTCATCGAGGCTACATTCGACATACCGCCCATCATGCTGCCAATCATTTGTCTTTGAGCTAGAGCATTTTGAGCTTTCCTTTGCTGATCAGCTAAATCCGTAAAGCTGCCAATCAATGATGCAACGGATGTGCCCTCTTTACCCTGCAAGGCACGCCCGGCGTCGGCTATCCCGGCATACGCCAGCATACGTTTCTGGTCTTTTGTATAGCTTTGACTAGCCGGTTTACTAGCTGCCGCTTGTTGCTGCTTCATTAAGTCTAGAAGTTGCTGCATCTGAGGGTTCATACCAGTGACACTAGGGCCATCAGGTGTGTTACCAGTCCCAGCTCCGCCAGTCCCAACCGGGGTAATTTCTGGGGTTATATTTCTTACCTCTAGTTCTGGATCTACTGTATTTACACCAAGGGATATCATCTCTTCCATCGTAGCAAGCTCACCGGGCATAGGTTTGTCATTTGGGCTTGGATAGAAGTTTAATGCTTCTAATTTTGCTATATCTTGTTCTGTAAGAGAATATTCCATTTTAAATCCTTATCACGTAAACCTAAGTGGGTTCGCTGTTAGATTTTGCATTCCGCCAAAAGCTGCAAAAGGCCCAATGCCGCCCATACCAAGACCGCCAAGAGCTTGCAGACCCATTCCGAATGTACCCATAGGATCTCTAGTAGTTGCAGTCGTACTACCTATCCCGGCAGGGAATGCCTGACCACCTCCGCTCAATACTCCAAACTGAGTTAATGGGAATTGCATTTCAGCTAGATATTCATTGTATGCGGCGTCTAGCTCTGCTTGACTTAAAGCTCTATCAGTTTCTCCGGCTGCCATTTGGGCTCCTAGTATATCCCTTTGAGCTTGTAGCCCCTGCAAGCCACTTCCAGCGAGTGCCCCTGCCGCTCTCATTGCAGATGCATCCTCAGCGGCTAAAGCTCTACTAGCTAAATCGTATGACCGGGCGTCTAAAGCAGCCTGACGCTCTCCTTCATAAACATCTCTCCTATCGCCAAAAGAATTTGCTTTAATCGCTTTAGCTTCAGCTCCGACGCCTTGTTGTGCAAATTGCCTATTAAGTAAAGGAGCCATGTCATTTTGTATTTGGTCTAATCTTGTTTGGCGCTCTTGTGGAGTTCTTGTAGCGACATCTCTATAAATTCCTGTCGCCTCACCTATTTCAGATGGAAGAGTTAATCCTCCATAACCGCTAATTGCAGCTTGCTGCATTGGAGTTAACCGGGCCACTCTATCCCCAGTAAATTTTTCAAATTCCATTCCAGCTACTTTATCAGCTCCCGGTCTGATAATTTCTTCAATGTAGCTTTCTTGTAACGGATCCATTTTTGACGTTGTGGTGGTGCTACTTTTACCCATTTTAAAACTCCATTTCAAAGTGACGATAGGTTTCTTTAAAACCGTTTGCTTTTGCAAACTTAGAAAAACCTATACGTCCATCTGCTTCTATTGCCGACAAATTACCATCTTTTGCAACTTTTTTCATAGCGTTTAATGCTGCATTCATCCAAATTTTCATATCGGCTCCGCCCATAAACTCAATAAAAAGTGTGTTTCTTTGAGGGTGCTTTACGACGCTTGTAGTAAAAGCAGCGATCAGCGTGTCCTTCGTATATACGCCCCAAATGAGGCTACGGCCTTCAAGCATATCAGCGACTACATCTTCCATAGACATATTTCGCCCATTTGCCTCTATCGATCTCTGTAGTAACGGTAAAACCTTTTCGACGGCTTGCTGTACGTTATCTACCAGAGGTAAGATTTTTATTGTGGCCTGCTTTGCTGGAAATTCTACAACATTATTCAATATTTATCCACCCCACGATTTACCATGTTGAAAGCGCCACCCGCTTCCAAATTGCAGTAGACCCATCATAATTACCAACACACACATAAATGTAGTTAGTATCCCAGCTAATCATCCCGGTAACATCTCCGGCAGATCCTGTGTTTGCCGGGGGCGTTGCGTGTTTCATAGCAATTTGTCTGAAGGCGTCATTATGACTGACTACCGGGTAACTATTAACATCATCCCATAGAAAAATTCCGTCAATTGATGGATTATCTTCAGAAGTCTTAAAAAATAGTTTACCTAAATTTCTAGTTAAAAATAGATTAAGATCTCTACCCCATTGCCTCATATCGACACCGATAACTGGAGGTGTGACTGGCATTATCTACGTCCCCCTACTTTAGTTTCAAGTCTCATAGTGCCAACGCGCCAATTTGTAGCTTGATCACCCTCTACCCTCATCCTTAGCTGTCTACCAGTAAATCTAAGTGAAGTTGGGTTGCTTGGGTTGTATGGGCCGTGCGTTGTTTCCGTATCATTCGGGTAAAATCTAGTTTTAAATTTTAAATCAACATCGCCTTGTGTTTTTTCGTCTGGTATTACTTCAGTTACTTTTGCGACCTGATCTCCTTTACCAATAGAAATTGGTCCAGTCTCACAGAACACAGAGCCGCTATCGTAATTCAAACCCTGCTCATGGTTATAAAGAATTATTTGTCCAATAATACTAGCGCTCCCGCCCATACCTGAGTGGTTTTGACAATAATAATAGAGCGTTGCCGGAGCACTATCTGAAACAACTATTTGTGTATACGATCCGGTTGTACCCGGGGTCCCGACACTTGTCACTCCAGTGGTATATGCTGATCCGCCACCATGCGTCCCGTCTGAAGTTGTAGAAAATAGTAGCGGGTGTGATGCATTGCTGGCGTCGCTTTGGTCAAAAATATACGTGTTACCCTTTTTAAGAGTTATTGTTGGGGCTGACCCAGAGTAAGTAGATATATAATATTTATTTCCGCTATCATTTGCGACTGTTACATTATAGGTTGTAGTTTCCGCTGCACTTTCACCGCTTAAAATTGGAGTTCTAAAAACACCTCTAGGCACACCGCCGGTTCTCGATAAATTTCCTATTAGCCAATGGTTTTCTAATAAGTCGTATGCAACATATCTATCAATTTCTAAGCTATTTGCAGACGGATAAAACCACCAAACTTCACTAAATTCTGTGTTGCTAAATGCCCAGATCTTAGACTGCTGGTTTACGTTAATATCATCAAAAATATAATCATGAACTTCACAAGGAAGCTCTTGCACAGTGTTACCGTCAAACCTGAAAAAACCTTTTTGACCCATCCAAAATACGCCCATATCAGTGTCAACGGCACTCATTCTAGAAACTGCGCCTGAGCTAGTTGCAACCCTATCAAATTGATAAATATAGGGTGGGCCAGTATATCTAGCTGTGAATGCTGAGGTATCAGTTAAGATTAATGTCTGACCCCTTGTTTTAACGCCCTGCATAATTTGACCGGCTGTTTGAAGCTTATGAGAGCCAGCTTGATTAGTTGTTGCAGCGGTCCACAACGTGTTGTCTTCAAAGTCGCACCACCTCACAAGGCGAGGGTCACCGCCAGCACCAAGTAAAAATATAAAGCGCTCCTCGGTAACAACTAATCCTAAATTATTAGTTGGAGCATTAGCAACAGGAGCAGCGACGGCTGAAGACCCAAGCTGCCACTCGACTAGAGTTCCAGTGTCATAATGAACACCAACTAAATATTCTCCAAAGTTATCAAGCGACCACGACGTCGCCTCAGAATAATTTCCGGTTGAAGGTCTTTGTGTTCCAAAAAACCCAGTGCCGTAATAACCGCCACCAAAACCTAAATTAAGGCCAGCATCTTCGCGCCCCGCACTCATTGTAGCTGGTGTAATATCGTAAGTTGTTCCAGCTCCTGTCATGGCTGTTAGCTCATCATAACTTCCAGCGGCAAAGTAAGCCGTCCCTCCAAGACTTTCCCAAGCGTGAGCGCCTCTAATTGGGTTTGTGCAGAAACCATTTTTAAAAGGTTGCCACCCACCGATAGGCCGTAATGAACCGTCACGCCACCTAACAAGACTTCCATCGCGCCACCTATTACTAGCATCAAGATCAGTGCCGTTTCTATAAAACCCAGCTTTTAATTTAATTGGCATCAATGACATAGGCCGACATATCCTCATTCGTTACATCGTGAAAGTTTAATTCACCACTCTCATCAACAGTTATATATTTAGTAACATCTAACCATTTTGCATAAAATGATCTTAACAATTTTACTTTTTCAGCAACATCTGATCCGCTTACTTCTGTAAAATTATCACCATCATTAATTGAATAAACATTATAAATTTTTTCAGAATTTATATAGTTGTTTATTTGATTATCAGATAATAAATCACCATATTCGTAAGCAATTATTTCTTTTCCATCAATAAAAAGTGTTTTGCTATTTTTAGCTGGTTTAACTACACACCAATCATTTGGGTTTTTATCTAAACGAGCTTTTAAAGCTGTAACTGAAGTTTCAACTTCTTCTAAAGTTTCATATTTTTTTGTTGCGTAAATATAATATCTCATCATGTAGATCCATATATTGTACCGCTATTACTTAATGTTCTTGAAGTCCCGGTTATAGCTGCTCCACCACTTGCGGCTGTTTGACTTACCCCGTTTCCTCCAGAAGCGCCCCATCCACCGCCGCCTCCGGCCCAGACGTGACCAGAAACACCAGCGGTTGGGTTATTACCAGTTCCGGCATTACCAGCCGACCCGCCAGTACCCCATGAAAAGCTACTACTTGCAACGCCGCCAGAGCCGGGTAATATTCGGCCCCCGCCGCCGCCTGCGTTTTGCGTACCCCCGGATCCGCCGCCTGCTCCACCACCGTTATCTGATAGTAAAGCATTTGTTTGTCTATGGTAACTGCCGCTGCCCTCAGCATTTAAAACACCGCCTACACCGCTTAATGTGCCTGCATTTTCGCCAGAATGAGAGCTGATCCACCCTCTACCGCCAGTGCCTCCTCCAGCACCGCCGCCACCGCCTGCATTACTATCTTGTGGATCTCCAACATCTTGGCGCTTGCCTCCTCCGCCACCTCCCCCGGCGATGTAAGCGCCGGAGCTATTTGTAATAGTTACGCCGCTTGATGTTACATTTATAGCAGGGCCTCCCGCTGTTGGTGAGCCAGTGTAGTAGCTACCTCCGTTGCCACCCTGCCCAATAATTTTACCATCATTTATAACTGTACATGGTATATCAATAGTTAAAGCCGCTGTAGATGTACTATCTGTCCAAACCCACATATTAGAAGGTACTCGGAGAGTGCCTCCAGAGGATATATAAGTAGATGCTGAAATTTGTTTAAGTTGAACTTGGCCGTTAATTGTACTTCCGCTAGTTGGTAAACTTGTCTCGGCAGTAGCGCCGTAAAAGTTAAAAAAGTCTATCTGGGTTCCTGAGCTATCATTTATGGTTTTTCCTGAAGCGGGAGTAAGTCCTCTAATATCGGTATCATTTATAGACGCAGAAGTGCCAGAGCTACCTCCCGCCTCTACGTGTATATCGTTTAACGATATTGGTCCCGATGTTTGTAAAGCCATTTAAGCACTTCCATAAGCTGTAATATTATTTTCTACTGTTAATGCACCGGCTGAACTTAATTTAAATCTTGCAGTTCCTTGATAAGAAAATTTAAGATCGCTTCCTGACTGTGTTATTGTCCAATCACCTAAATCAACAGTTGTAGCTTGCACCTCTCCAGAAGAGCCATAAACTACAGCTTTACTGTTTACTACTGTGTTAGCAACAGAGCCATCTAATAAATTTAATTCAGCCGCCGTAGACGTTACTCCATCCAATACATTTAACTCTGCCGCCGTTGAAGTAACATCTGTGCCATTTATGGTTAAAGTTGTTAAGTCTGGCGCTATTGTTCCTGATGTCCCATTAGCTGCATCTACTATAGTATCAAGGGCACTATTAATGGTGGTTCCCCATGTCCCCTCTGAACCGCCCACGACAGGCTTAGTTATTGTAATAGCCATGTTTTTTCCTTTCTTTTCAGTAGGTTATATCCAGGCGTTAATGTTAATATTTTTATGTTATTTAAGAGTAACATATTAGGCTGCTTCCGTCCATGTTTCAGACGGAACGACTGGAGTAAACCAGCCTCTAAAAACTACTGCATATCCTTGATAAGTATAGCTTTCCGTGTTGGCTATTGATAAAGTCCTACCCGCTGAGAGAACAACATCCGGGCCTGTTAATGTGAATGTGGCAGTTGTTGGATCTAAAACAAATCCAAATGTCGCCGGTTGACCGGTTAATGTAAATGTAGCGGCAGGCGGTATTATTGATATATCTATTGCATATTCTTGATCTTGCCCGGTTACAGTAAATGTTCCGGGAGCAGCATCTGGGCTAAGATTAGCTTGAAAACTGACAGCGTGACCTGTTGATGCAAATGTGCCGATGGGTTCTAAAAATATACCTTTACCTAACGAAACCGCAACCGTTGAGCCAGTATATGTAAAAACTCCTTCTTCAGCACCAATATTAAGAGATACTGGATTTAAAAGTGCTTGACCGCTTAATGCAAACTGACCGCTAGGGTATATGTCCGTAATTAACTTCCCGGCGCCCTGCATAGAAAGCGTAAATGTTCCATGCGTAACAGATAAAACATAATTAGCACCACCACTTGACCCTATCGGGCCATTACCAATTGGTCCTGATGCAATAGTCATATCTTATTCCTCTGGTCTTGGTGGCGCGTCTGGATGCAAATAATTAGGGTCGTCTATGTTAATTTCGTGACTTGCTTTTAAGCTTTCAGCATATTCACCTAAATCAACAAAAATTTGATATGAGTTTACATTATCGCTTGCCACAACATTATCTGTTTCTCGTTTATGAACAAAATTTTCTAATGCATTTGTTTCTATGTGTATTTCATTAAAACCGTCAGTTTGTAACTCCGTCACTAAGGCTTGTAGTGCGTTTTGTTGTGATGGTGTAAAATCAGGATGAGATGTGTCAGCTAAATAACCTACACCCTCATAATTAATTTCTACGCTGCCATTAGTTTTTAAATTAAACACTTTCATTTTTACTCTCCATTTTATGCCAAAACAAACGTCTGTATTTATTATGAAAAAATGACATTAATTTTCCCTCATGACGCAATCGTTTTCTCTCGTCCATCTCAACCAACTGTGATTTTGTATTTTCTCTTTTAAAAGGTATAACTTGAACTAGAGGCGTTCCTTTTTCTATTAGATACTCTCCATCTTTTGCTAACCATATAAAAGGAAGATTTACATGATTGTAATAATTATCAGTATCAACTATGCCGTCCAATAACTTCCATCTTTTTTCTAAATGGTTCATAGGCTGCGTAAATAAACAACTATAACCTTTTTTTGTCTCAACAATAAACGGATTATGAAACTTCATTGGCACTTTACCAAAAGGCATATCAGAGTAAGGATGGCCGCCAATTTGAGAATAATTATGCTCAGACATTTCATTATTTTGTTTAGGGTTAGCATAATCAAAATTTATTTCACCATTTCTAACAGTCACAAAAACATCGCACCAAAATGATATAATATACCCAGCCGAAGAAGCTTCCAAAAGCGGAATGCATTTTTTAGCTGAAACAGATTTAGGATGGTTACCCACCTGTGGTGGTAAATTTTTAAACCATAATGGTAGCTTTTTATTTGCGCTAACAGGCGGCGGGAAAATATCTAAAATCGACTGTTCCGCATGAAATTTTATTATATTAGCCATAACTATGTTTTCATTATAAATGCCAGCGCATAAAATTTAGGAATAGTCGCTAAAGATGATCCGCTGCCAGTTGCTCCACTGCTTCCACCTACATTATGGGTGTGATTTCCTGAGTTGCCAGTGTTTGCGTTGAAGTTGTGAGAATGATCTCCCGCGCCACTTGTGCCGAAGTTGTGAGAGTGTGCGCCAGTATTACTGGTGGTAGCGCCGTTAAACCAGCAATTGTTGCTCCAGTTCTGTTCAAACCTTGTTGCCTGTCTATAACCACTGTAAGCCCGATATGAACCGTTTGTATTATGAGAGTGGCTGCCAGTGTTTGATGTGCTACCATTGTGAGAATGGTTTCCAGAGTTACCAGTGTTAGCATTAAAGTTATGCGAGTGATCGCCGCCTGCTCCAGTGCCATAATTTCCACTGCCGTGAGTGTGTGATGGTAAGTTAGCTTCTGCAATAGTAACAGAGTGTGCACCGCCCGTAGCGCCAACATTTCTAGTACCACTACTATCAGCATCGGCATGAATAACAAAACGGTCTGTTAAGTTTGGTGTACTGTTGTTTCCGTCACAAATAACCCAACCACTTGGTATAGCACTAACTGCACCGGACCACATAACAATCACGCCAGTAGGTATAGAAACAATTCCTGTTAATGCACTACCGTCACCCGTTAGAGCTGTTGCAGCAAGCGTGCCTGTTACCGTAGCGCCTGTCGATGTTGGCTCTACTTTTGTAACACCTTCATGTTGTAAAACATTAAAATCACTATGAATGGCCGTTACTGATACCGTCGCAACTCCACCTAATGTTATAGCGTTATTACTATTTGAGCTTTCGCTAGGAGTTCTAGTAAGTGTGGTTCCTGAGGCTGTATAGGTTCCAGTTCCAATTTCAAAATTACTACCTTCCTCTATAACGTATTGGACAACATCTCCATCACTTACACCAGCGTCGGCAAAGGATTGGAACCCCACGGAAGCAGACCCCAGACTGACGGTCCCCGCACCCGTAGTGGATGTCGTCATTTTTGCTCTGTTAAAAAGCTTTGCCATGACGCGCTCCTACTATGTCAGTGTTAAGATACCGTTAGTTCCAATATCTATTGTAAATGTGTCACCATCATTAAGGGTAAGCGATGATCCATAATCATAATACCCAATAATAGGATCCGCTGGTGATGTTGGCGTATCATCATAAACAATCACATATTGAAAAGCAGCTACCGCGCCACCTGATGCCGTCAAGACTAAGTCATCGGCAGATAACTTATATGTTCCTGATGTTTGTGTGCTTGTAACATTTGCTAATGTTCGTGATGATAGATTTGTGTAAGCAATCTCTGTGATGTTTGCTAGTACACCGTTTCCATCAGCCGTTGCATCTGTACCCGCTGTTGGGTTAGTATTCGAAAGTGCAATTTTTAGTGTGTCACTATTCAAATCCATTACGTTAGCTAAGTTAGCAACAAAGTCATTTACTTTTGTAAAACTTGCCATTTATCCAAAACTCCTAATTCTCATTCTGTGGCCTGATCCGCTGGACTTAGCCTGTTGGTCTTCCATGTTTGTACCACTTATTGCGTTTTGATACAACTCTGCCCACACTTTCGTCCGGGCGTCTTCACCTAAGTATGGAGCACTATGAGTTAGAGCTCCGTAAAGGTAAATATCTGGGTAATAAGTTAAAACCCAATTTGTCGTAATACTACTGCTCAACGCATCTATTCTTTCGTAATAAAGCATCTCAATAGTGTAGTCCTGATCTGGAGTTGGATAAACTTCAAATGATCCATCTACCGGGGCATAAAATCTCGGAGTTCCTGAAGCATTACTTTCGGACCTTTTATCCATTAACTCTGCAAGCGTTATAAGCTCTAATCTAAATTCTGTAGTACCCGTTAACATCAGGCGTATGCCTTCAATATAGTCAGTTGGGAAAGCTGTATATTGAGTATCTAAAAGAGCGACTTTACGGCTCTCCATTCTCCAATGCCTAAGCTTTCTATTCATATCAGCTTCGGCTAAAGTTATAAAATCAGGAATAACTGAAGTAAGATCATCACGATTTAAAAAATCTGCTATAGAATTTTTTAAGTCGGTATAGTTTGCAATACTCATAACGTGCTTTCTCTTGTTCTAGTCCATGCATTATCGCTATCGTTAAGCCACTTAAATAATGCCTTAGGATCGTCAGCAATGCCTTTACGCTTTAGCTCATAGTATATTGGAAGCGGTATTGAAGCAACTTTATTAACATCCTTATGTCTTTTATCCATGTTGTTTCTTTGCTTCTTATTCGCCTCTACAATCGGCTTAACGTCCATGACTGTCTCAACGACATACTCACCCTTATCAGTGACGTGCCAGTATTTTTTAATTCCCGTTACTGGATCGTAATCCCATAATCTTTTCATATTGTATAAGTCCTTGTTTTTAAAGGGCTATTCCCAGGGAATAGGGGCAACAGTTAAGCTGCCCCTAAAGATTTTATGATGTTGTAAGATCGAACACGCCTGCATGTCCAGCCTGATTGGTAACCTGAAGTCCCATCTCGCCGATGACCATTTTTCGGGTTGCGTCCCCGGTCTTGGCAAGATCAACAGTCTGGATAGGACGTAGAACTGCGATTTCTGCTAACTCTGGGTCGAGCAAAAATGCATCACGCTCTCTTTGGAATAAGTTGACAACACAACTTAGGCTTCCAAAATCTGACAGATACACATCAGCCGCACCAATAATTGTAGTTGGTGCATCTGATGGAGCCATGTAACGCTGTGCAGCGATACCAGCAAAACCTGATACAGCGGTTTTGTTGAATGGGCCAGTCATCAAGATTGTTGGCTTACCACCAGCGCTATATGCGCTCTGCATTGCTGATTTAACCATAGTCTCAGTAAAGGCAGCTTGTGTGCCGTCTGTACGAGCGTCGGTTCCGTCACCAGTTGGGCTTGCGCCACCTGATCCAAAAACGTCGTTAGTTGCAATCCATGCACCTAAGCCAGCAGTCTCACGTGGCGTACTTGTGTTCCCGGCGACCTGAGCATTATTATCCGTGAAAACCGCCTCGTAATCTCGCCGAAGTTCTTTTCCGCGCTTCGCGATTTGCATGGCCATTTCATCGCTTCGCCCTGCTAACGATTGGTCAGAAAGGTTGTCAGCGACGATAGCTGTTCTACGCAAAATATGCGTATAGTTGCCGACACGAGTTGTTGCTGCGGTAGCATCGTAGGTAGTTCCTACGTCATCGCCATCAGCTCTCGCGGTTTTGTCGGTTGAGTTTAATGAGTCAGTTTGCCACTCAAAATATGTGTTAGAAACATTGACGCTTCCAACATTACTTTGCAGAGGGACCTCTTCAGGTGAAATCGAACTTATAACGTCCGAAAGTTGTTCACGAATACCTTTGGCATCAAAGGATGTGAACGTATTTGTAATGATAGCCATGTTGGCCTCCTAGAGTAAAGTTTTAATTGCGGCAGCGGCGTCAGCCACTCTGCCAGTTTGACGTGCGCGTTGTAGCGCTTGTGTTTGCTCACTCTTTGGTTTTGGTTGCGTGTTACGAGATCCAGCTCTTAGAGTTCGGGACTGTTGCTTCTTAGGCTTAGTCTTTGCCTGCGTCGCTTTAGTTTGCCCTTTATCATACAGCATGGCTTTCCTCGCTACTTTTACAAGCGTCGCATTCGTAAGGCCGCTAATGTCTTGCTCTGAAAATCCTTCGCCAAGAAGGAAGTCTCGAACCTCTTTAGCCTCAGTTGATGCAACCTTGGTATCACGCCACTCCGGGATTAAGTCAGGCAAGATTTCTCGCTGTTGCGCTTGATATTGCAATTGCATATTATACATACGCTCTTGCTCTACCTGTTGCATTCGCTCACGCTCTGCTTTCACGGCTTCGATTTGAGTTTGCCTCTCCTCTTGCTGCTTCTGCCAAGCGCGTTCTGCCTTCCTTGCCATATTAGGATCCTGATCATACAGAATGTCCCAATCTGGCTCCTGTTCCTTTTGCTCTAGACGCTCCTGCAAAGCAGGGAGCATTTGAGCATATTGAGCACGTTCACGCTCCATCTCAATTGCTTGAGCTTCGACTGATTTTCTGTATTCAGCAAGCTCTTGAGTTTTGCGTGTATAATCTCTTTGCCTTAGGTTTCCACGTCTTAACTCTTCAACAGTTATCTCCTCGCCGTCTACTTCGACTACTTGTCCAAGTATGTCCAGAGATGTGTCTTCAAGTTCTTCTGCTTCCGCTTCGACTTCAAGATCGTCTTCAGGCGCTTGCGCGTCCTCCGACATTTCGACTTCTTCTACGGGCTGTTCAACTTGTTCTTCAACTTGTTCAACTTCAGTAGCTTCAGTCTCAAGCGCAACTTGTTCCTCCGTCACGGTATCCTCTTGGGGCGTTAGTAAGGCTTTAATTGCATTTCTTGCGGTGTTCAGATCAGTCCCTCTCGGGTTGTTGGCTTCTGACATTGCGTTAACTCCGTATTATGCGCTATTTTTTGTTTTTTTCAATAGTCGCGTTTTGCTTCAATCTGTGCAGCATAGTTTTTACATTTTCAATGCCGCACGCTCTACCAAAAATAACCTCCCGGCCATCCTTGTCACTGGGGTTAGAGCTTTTAAACTCTTCCCAGATCTCTGCTTCCAGCTCATCAAGAAAACGGGGTAATTCGCTATTTAAAAGCCTCTCAGCTTCTAGCCCGTCGTCTATGACTTGCTGTCTAGTTTTCTTCGTCATCTATAGCGCCCTTCACTACATCAGCCTGAGCTTTCATAACTTCACGATTAATCGCTAGATCAGATCTGATTTTCTCGACGTTTAATTGTGTGCCATATTTAGCCTTCATCTCTTCGGCTTTTACAAACAATTCAGCATCAAGCTCATCTCGCTTACGATCATCATCCATCATCATTTTTTCACGCTCTAAGTTGAGCTCTGCCGCCTTCTTCTGAATGTCGGCTTGTATCTGTTGGATCTGAACGGCGATAAGCTGCTCGTTAATGTCTGGTTTATCGTCTTTTGGAGGTGGCTGGAATTGTGCCGGGTCACTCCAGAATTGCGAGGTATCTTTAAACCCGGCAAGCTCTGTCATAGCCTTCAGTGTGTTGGCCAGTTTATTTATGTCAGTAAGTGGGTTTACGGCGCCCATAGTCTGCATCGCCTCTCTCTGCATCTCACCAATCTGTTTGAGCATCAACATACGCTCTGTGTCTGTGCCACGCCCAAGCGCGACACGGACGGACACGTCCATATTGCTATTCCAAGTACGGGGATCTATCGGGATAAAATCGTTAGTCAGCCGTACCATGCGAGGCGCGTCTTGGTGCGTGGTTAATAGGTGTAAAACAATTTTATAGAGTTGCTTCATTCCAGTCTCGGCAAAGATGCGTGCGATTAGCTCTATGTGCTGTTGTGCTGCGCTCACAGTGGCGTTAACGGCTGCCGCTGTAGAAGACTGCAACGCGCCTGCATCGAGCCCTGCGGAGGCTTTAGAGATGCCTGTCCGGGCCTCTTTTAGCTCATCCATATACTTGAGAACTGGGAATGCTTGCTGGCCGACAAAAGGCATACTAAGCATTTGAACGGCTCCATTTGCTCTCTGACGGATTATGGAGCCCACCTCAGTAGACATAGCATCATCTATATTTACCATACCCTCAGTGATCGCCATGCGTGGGTGAATAGACATTGAGAGACTGTCTAGAGTATTACGCATGATAGAAGATTTAATTTTCTGTATATCCATGACGGCGTCGGCGACACTCATACCGAAGAAATCGTGAGCCTCTGGATCCGGGCAAAATACAGCAAACGGAATGACTGAACATGGCTCGTTCATAAGAACAATACTTTCATCACCAACCGTACATATTTTTCTTAATTCTGCTATGCCATCCTGATCATAATCGACTTTTATGTAACTTTCGACATATAGAACTTTTTTCATTGCCGGATCATTACGGTCATTCATTTCGTTTGTTAAAGCTTTGTTTCTGGTGTAGCGCTCTATATTGCTTTCCATATCGTCATAGTTTGCGCCAGCTTCTGATACGACGTCATAATCATATCCCATAGCTACAAGCTCTGAGACAGTCATAACTCGACGGTGACCGACATATGATGCCTGTTCTAATGACTTAGCTTCCCGGGAAATTAAGAACTCCTCAGGTGGGACGGCTTCCATCTTAACTCTACCGTCCGGGTGAGTGTATGTAGCCCTCACTGAGTGCACCATTGGAGGCGGTAGCATTGCACCTGTCATCTGGTCCATCATAGGCTCACCGACTTGCTTAGAGGCTAGGACCTCAACATCAACACTAGCATCCGACATAAGAGCCGCTAAGGCATTATCGTCTAAGCCAGTCCAGTTGTGTGTTTCAAATTTTGTTTGATCATCCCAGTAACATTTTAAAACACCCACTTTACGAATTAGCGCATCTTTAAAAGCAGCGTGGATCTGTAAAAAACCGTCATTGTCTCTATTGATAACGTACCGGGCATAATCTGTAGCCTGCTTTGCGGCGTCTATATCTTCAGGTCCTTGAGGGGCGTATTCTACCGTATTTTCAGTAGAATTAAAAATACGCATTAAAGATGGCATGATGGCTTGTACGGTATCCCGTACGTCCATGCTTACAATTTGTGATCGCCCGGCCTCTTCATTACCAAAGGGGTCGCCTCTATAATATTCAGTGGCGGTGGCGCGTAGTGGAGACACCCAGTTATCGATAAAATCGATACTGTCTTCTATCTCTTTTGACACGATGCCTTTTAACTCTTCGTCATCCATTACCATCGGATCGAGTTCGGCTTCTAGTGCTGATACTATTTCATCTATTTCTTTTTCCATATCTTCTACTCCAAAAGCCCTTTAATTTTTCTAGCGCCAAACTTACCGGCTGCACCGGCTGGCGCGATGAAGCTCATTAAAATATCGCCGAATGCTAATGAACTGTTTTTAAGTCTACCTAACGTATCGCCTTGCTCTTGTGCATATTGTGCATCTCTTAATCTATTTCTTACATCATAAAATGTGGGCTCTAAATTAAGAAGCGGAACAAAGTATCTTGCCTCAGCTAAAAATTTAGCCTGCATAGGGTCATATCCTCTATCAATAGCGCCCTTATATGTTCTTTCTAATGCCGGGTTATCTCCAATCATATCTAAGAACGATCCTAAAGACTGCAAATCTTTTTCAGAATATTTAAAGTCACCTCTATCTCTATAAGATCTACCCTGCCTGTCAGTTTTTAAAACAAGTTCTCGGGAAAATGGATCGACGGTATATTGACCGCCTCCATACGACATATCAAATAATTTTCTAAAATCGCTCATTACGCATCGCCTCTTTTTTCGGTGACTTCGACTTTGTATTTTATTTGCAAAGGATCGTCAGCATTTAGGGTTTGTAAAATTTTAATTTTATATGATGGATCTGTTTCAAGCAGAGACTTTGAAAAATCATCCATTTCCATTTCATAAACTAATGTCGTCATTTTTCTAAAGTCTCCAAGTATTTTAAAATATCCATAAACTGTCCCTCAGGCGGTTTTACAAACTCGGGCACAACAGGATCGAATTGTGTAAATACGTTTGGGCGTCCTTTTCTATTTTGTAAACCTAAATATTTTGCAGTCTTTGCCATACTCATAGCCTCAGATATTACCAGATTTGTTACCTCATTTGGAGCTAAAGTTATATTTTTATCAGATAGCATATCTTGAATTTTTTCCCGGGCCAAAGGTAAAAATTTATCAGCGTCCGAACTAATATCATAAAAACCTTCAGCCGGTTTTCTAGTCGTGTGAATAGCGTCACCTAATCCACTTTCTTTAGAATATCCCTCTGACGCCCAGTAACTTTGTGGCGGATATGGATCATAAAACTCTTCCGGCTTCTGACGAAATGGAGTTGTTCTAATTCCAGATTTAGCAAGCGCAGCCTCAGCCCCGCGAATATTTTTATTAGTTAAATGCTTCATAGGATCAATGACGGGGCGCACTTTATCTGAAAAGTGTATAAGATCTAATAAGCCTCTTATCGCCGGGAAAGGATTTACCATTAGGATCCTCCCCTCTCTACGGAGCTAAAATAATTTAAAATATCTTGCTGCATATTCTGAGGTATTGTGGCAGCCGTTGTAAGGCCGAATATAGGAATGCTTCCTCTCACCATACCCTTAACCACCTCTTTAGGCGTCATGCCGGTAATTTTACTGGTTCGCTCGATTGCCTCGTTTACAAACTGGATCATAGGTTTGCCTTTTTTACCCGTGCCTCCATGCCAGATAACTTCTTGCACGTTTCGAGGATCAGTATCGTATTTCTCGGCTAATCTATGAACAGGCTTTTCGGCTGACCCATAAAAATCTGGGACAGATTTTTCAGGTACAACCAGCTTAGTCATTTGCTCATCCATAGTGGCCCGGTCAGCGGCTCCTAAAAAGTTTGTGCTAAAGTTAAATCTTTTAGGATTTGTTATAGGATCAATCTTACCTCCTTGAGCTCTTAACTTTTCAACCTGTTTAGCATTATTAGCTAAAAACCTACCGCCAACTGGATAGGGATATTGGTTGGAAGCTTTAGGCAGACCAGTCTTTTTAAAATTCATAAAATTTTCAAATAAAGCAGCTCTAAGGTTTGCCGTTGGGTCCATGCCGCCGGTCCAAGATGCCATGCTATCAGCAAACATCTTTTTAAACATTTCCTCGCCGGTCCCGGGACCATACTCATCGATGAATTCTTTTTCTAGCTGACCCATGAAATACCATTTATCACTGTCTGGTATATCTAAGCCTTTTAAGTATGCCTCTTGTAAATTTTTAAAAGCCTCAGGACCGCCATAAAGCTCATCGTATTTTGCAATAGTATCAGGCTTGGCCGGAATAATTCCTAAAGTTTGGTTTGGCGCGGCAGCCGTAGGATACTTTGTGCGGTCAACGTCAAATCTTTTTGATACGTCAAAAAACGGCTCGTACTCGCCTTCGTTAATAAGCTTCTGAACTTTTGACATAGCTTTGGATAGTTTTTTCTGCTCTTCAGAAGGAACCTTTTGAGGAAAAACTTTACCTGTTATTTTGTCAATAGCTTGTACTGGAGGTAGCACTTCAGGGTATCTAACCTTGAATGCTGCTTTCATAATATCGTCTAATAATGATACAACCATTATCTTTTCGTGCTTTCTAAATATTGAAGAATTTTTTGTAAGTTTTCATATGTAGGTAAATCATAAACGCCTGTTCTTTTATTAATAGCTTCTACCTCTCTTCTAGGTAAAACACGATTAACTTTCATAGAGCCGCCTATTAACCAATCGCCAGTCATGTTAGGATTAGTTTTATATCTGTAAGTTCCTCCATACGGGATCTGATCTTTTATTTCCGCTGTTTTTAAATTTAAGCCTCCAGACTTTTTTCTTAAAGCTCTAGATAGTGCTTCTGACTGCCAGTCTACATCGTTTGGCATTAATACTTCAGCCCAAACTTGACTATCTGGTCTGTAGTCAGGCTTCTTTACATTTTTACTAGATTTTCCCCCTATATGGGTAGCTACTGGGTGATCTCCGGCGTGCCATCCAGCTCTATACGATAATGGCCCTAAACTTGATTTTACTTTTCCCTCAGGTGTCATCATGCCAGCTTCAGCGTCTAACCACTTACCCAAAGGAACTCTTTGTTTAGCATTAACAAATAAAGGATATAAATTACCTTCTTTATCTGTTCTAAATAATTTGTACCCAGTAATAGTGTTGGTAGGCGCTCCAGTAGGTTTTTTTGGTAATTTAGATGGGCGCTTATAAGCCCCCTTCTCAAAATTTTTAATTATTTGAGAAAGTCCATATTTAGCTATATCATCTAAAAGACTGGCCATTACCACTTAGTCCTGTTTGCCCAATATGCTGCCGACATTTTGCCTTTAGCAATATTCTTTGCGTGACGCGCTTTAAATGATTTTCGACGTGCTTTATCTTTCGCCGTCTTTGGAGACTTCCCGGCTCCACTCACGCCCTGTTGGCCAAAACGAATTGTCTTAACCTTATCGCCCTCTTTAGCGACAACGACGTGACTTTTCTTTGGGTGATTAGGCGTGCGCTTCGGCTTGTTGTAGCCGCTAACGCCAGCCCGGGCTAGTCGTGGGTCTTTCTTTTTACTCATTTTAAAAAGTCCGGTAAGACGTCAAATGTTGCCATTGGGGCTCTAAGAGGCATTGTCGGCATTCCCGGCGTTCCCGTAGTTTGCGAATTATACCCCATCGGCTTAACGCCAATTAAATTTAAAAACATACTCGAGGGACCTCCCTCAAATTTAGGACCACTCTGTCCGTAGCCAAAACCTCCGCCATCAACAGCGTCAGTCAAGTCTCTCCGCATCTGAACACCGGCAAGTCTAAATGGACCGCCTCTAACTGGGTATCCCTCACTTTCTGCAAGTGCAGCATATCTGTCTGCTATAAAGTCTGGGTCAAGACCTCCACTTCTATAAGTGCCGAGAGGATCCGCTCGAATACTTTCTTCAGTTAAATCATAATATTCTTGAGTTCTGTCTTTCATTCCAAAACCCATCGCAAGTGCTTCTAGTAAACCCATTGTCATTTTTTAGACCCTTTCTTAGTCTTCCAGCTTATGCGCTTCGGTCCAGTTTTTCTTTTTGCCGCTTTTTTGGCGGCGGCTGTTTTGGCCTGACTTGCAGGGCGGCACGCTGGATACGGCCTACCCTTATCTTTCTTAGACTTTGTCCGGCCACACTTTTTTCCAGTCTTAACATCGCGCCAGTCCTGTTTAAACCACTTCGTTAATCCCCCGGATGATTTAGGCATACGTACCGCCGCGCTTTTTATACTCCCTAACAAGCCAAGCGTTTGCATATGCAGACGGATAGACTTTAAATTTTTTCTTGGCTTCAGACTTTACCCGGGAGTACAGCTTCGGGTTTTTAGGCTTGGGCCCAGAAGATTTTTTAGGCATTACTTTTTACCCTTCTTTTTGTAAGTAACTTTTTTACCTTTTTTCTTCGCTGCCTTCTTTGCAGCTTGCATTCCCTTGGTATTATATGGGTATGTTTTATTACCAACTTTTGGCATGAGAAAACCTCCTTCATAAGTTTGCTCTATAATACATTATTTTTTAGTTAAATAAACCCCGTGCGTGGGAGGCCGCACGGGGGAGCTCCTAGGGCTCTACGGCAGAAGGGAAACGCCGATAAATTTATTGTGCCATTAATACGATTTTTTTTCAATTTCTTAAAAAAATAATATAAGGTATGGTTACCAACAGGAGTAAGAAATGCCGTATAAA